TCCCTAATAAATCACGCTATTCACTCTCGTATAGCACCACCAGGCCTCGCGCGCGCGCGCCTGGACTTGTCTTTAATTGGATCAATTGCGTCATTCCTACCGGTTGCAATTGCTACCGGCTTAATGCAAGTATGTTGTTGTTGCGGTTAAATCAATCGCAAGTAACTAATGAAGAGAGTTAGATTAATGCGAAATAGAATAGGCACGTTTGGAGTAGATTCAGGACAAGTCTTAATTGGTGATCCGTGTTATTTGCGCGACTTTGATAATGACGATTACGACGGCAATCCGGATATAAATCAGATAGGCGCGTTTAGTTATTCCGGTTCGTGTAATACGACGCGTCAAATAGAATCCGCCGGTACGTTAACCGGCAAGTTTGGCGAAGATGCCGCGGTTGTAGCCTCTACAGGCGATGGTGACGGTGTGTATGAGGTATTCGCCACGTACACCGAAGATAATCGAATAGCGAAATTAGAAATAATATTCATTAAGGAATCAGATTAATATGATTGAACTACTCAAGTTTCAAAACATGCGCGAGAACGCGAAATTGCGCCAAACATTAATCGAGTTTGGATTGATAGCCGGTATTAGAAACCCCGTCGGGCTAGCGTTCTCATTGCCTAGTGGTTTTATGTGCGGCAAGGTAGCGAAAGAATGTTTAACCTATTCACATCCGATAACCGGCAAAATCAGCCGCGGCAAGGATGCCGAATATTATTGCTTCTCTGCTATCAGTGAGAGTTATTCCGGCAATGCGCGCCGGGCTCGTTGGCACAATTGGGAATTGCTTAACCGTATGTGGAGTTATGCCGGTACTGACTACATCGACATAGCGAATTTCATTATCGAATCATTGCCCAAACGCTACCCGGATCTAATCCGCGTTCACGTTGGCGGAGAGTATCCGGGAACCGAGTTTGGTAGGGAATATATGCGCGCTTGGTTTCATGTTGCGAGAGTTACCGGCATTCACGTTTATTCCTACACGAAGAATGTTGAAACCTATCTCGAAGTTAGAAGTGAGCAACCGGTTAACTTCAACATGACTATGTCAATTGGAGGACTACGCGATGATCTAATTATTCGCCACAATCTCAAGCACGCGCGGGTCATTTATCATCCATCAGAAGCGGATGGCATGCCGATAGACCATAACGACATAAACGCGGTGTTTGGTGATCACTCGTTTAACTTGCTATTGCATGGTACGCAACCGGCAAAATCTGAAGCTAGCGCGGCAATTAAGCGTATGAAATCCGAGAACGTCAAATTTAGTTATTCGAGTAAATAGGGGAATCAATATGAAACAATCACAAGTCTTAAAGCCCGGTCAATTTACAATTGTTTCGGAATTGCCGAAATGCGATTTTGGCGATACTTGCAAACCCGCAAAATTTGACAGTGTCTGCAATATTAATATGCGTAGTTGGGCAAATATGTGCGCGGCACATTACCGCGAATATGGCATCGGTAAATTAGGCGTTGGACTAGGTCAAAAATTGTTAACCGAATAACTCCAATAACTTAACCGACAATCTGCCCGGCATTTATTGCCGGGCATTTTTGTTTAACCGACAATCGCACAAACGCCGCGCAACATCTAACCCGGCATAACGTACGCAATGAGCACGCGGTTACCTGTATGGCGCATATAGCAGCATTTAACCGCGTGTTACTTGTACCGGTTAACCGCCATTAATCCCTGCAGATATCCACATAGACGCCGCGCACGCGGTTAACCGTCGTAATGCTTAGTTATGGCCTACGCGTTGCCGCGTGTATCAGCTGCTTAAACAATCCCAGGGTTATCAGCTGTTAAGACATTTAAATTTAGATATCGGTTAATGCGCGTGTTAATAATGTGGTAGCTCTCGCGTTACCTGGTAATGAATTTAATCAGGATCGGCCCGGCAATATTTCGCAATGTTTAACCGACAAAATCCGAACTATTTAACCGGCAAATATACAACTGGACTTTTCAAAATTTTCTAGTTGGGTGAGTAGGTGGCATTGTGCGAACTTTTTTTATCGAATTTTTCAAAAGTCCAGTTCAAAATTGGCAGCAAAATAAACAACAAAAGAGATCCGCCAACAACCTCGATTTTGCAAAAAAATGTGTTGGTGAGGTGGCGGGGTGGCGTGGCGACATCGCTCTTGTATGTTGTTGTGGTAATTTGCTAAAGTACTTAATACGAAGAGACACAAGGAGAATCAAATGTCTAAACAGGCGCAACGTCTTGCAGAAGAGTTTGCAGAGACTATCCGAAAAGACTTGACCGAAACTGAGTTACTGACCGTCAACGAGCGCAACGATAAGCGCAACTACGAAGAACTGTCTTGCGCTACGCACGATTTCATCGACTCAAACGAATCTATGCTCACTGCCATGAAGAGACTCAACATCAAAGTTGACCTCGACAGTGACAAGCAAATCGAATTGATAAACGAGGCGTGGCAGATAGCTCAAGAGTCTAACTTCGCACTAAGCAAGTGGAATCCCGGTGACCAAGCCAACCCTGCGGTTATGTGCGAGATGTGTCAGGCCATCGATACGCCAATTGGTGGCAATTACATAATGACTGTGAGCGAAGAAGAGTGTAAGTGGATCGACCGAAAAAATCACAAGGAGAATCAAGTGTCAGTAGTAAGCAAATTGAACGAGATCGCAAGCCTAGCCAACGAACTTTGCGAAGCTTGGGAAGCCGAAGGTAACCGCGACGCTAGCACCATCCCTGCTCCATGGCCTTTCAGTACCGATAAGAGCGGGGGATTGAGTATCGATGAGTGGGCATCGGAAGTGTCAGGACTAGCGGAGGCTTACGAGCCTGACACTAGTACATCATTCCGAAACAACCCATATCGTCGTGAATGGCGCGACTATTGGAAAGACTACACAGACGATCTTGCGATCCCGGAAGATTGGGTAGACAACACATGGCACAACAACGAATTGCCATCATTTATTGTGAATGGCTACCACATTTGGATAAATTCTCCAAGAGCAGAAGAACGTAAAGAAAACTACACATCAAACGGTTGGAATCCCGACGATTACGAGGATTGGAGATTCGCAGTAAATCTTACTAATGCTGATGGCGAAATTATCTATACTCAGTGCCAATCCGAAGACGGTAGCGATCTATTCATAACCCTCGACTTTGACGAGTTAGTTGCCTTTGTAAGTAAGCCTCGCTCATAGCCCTCAGATCGCCATACAGCCCACTCGCCTCTGCTACTTGTTAGCAGGGGCTTTTTTGGCACTGAGTGCCTTTTACGACCTCGCCAGATCGACGCACAGCCCGTTGAGCGGGGTCGAGGGTGCTTTACTATTACTGGTTTTGAACTTAGAAGAGGAGAACGATGGATAAGAGAATCATGGATACGAAGACCACATTCAGCATGGTCACAGGGGAGCTGCACGAATCGTTGCATTGGATGCGCGAAGCATTCGACACAGACAACAAGGATCGGCTGGCTGGAGAGATCGGATACGCAGTCAAACTTTTGCACCAGGCTGTTCTTTTGGGCGAACTGGACTCTCATTTTATTTTTAAAAAAATTACGGAACTCGAGGATGAATTGGGTGCGATGGTGTCTTCGGGTGACGGGGCGACGGCGCGTGAGTGGCCGACATCGCTTGGCTCAATGGGAGGTCAAGAGTGAGTATCTTAACTCCAAGAGAAGCTGCGATCGAGTACGTGACAAAGCGTGGATGGGGTGTGATTGCGACATCGCCCGGCTCAAAGATTCCAGTCGCAGACAAGGAACTACAACCGAACGGCTCAAAGAGTTGGACAAAAGATTTAGAGGTCATCGAGAAAATCTACAAGCTTTATCCGAAAGCTGGCGTAGCCGTGGTTTGTGGCGAGGTGTCGAATCTCACAGTGGTGGACTTAGACTCCAAGGACGTTATGCCATTGCTGGAAGAAGCAGGTCTGAAGATTCCAGAAGGTGGCTACATGGTGCGTACACCGCGTGGTTACCATATTTATCTACGCCATGACCCGCTGCTAAAACAAACAGCGTCGGGATTCATACAACATCTCGACGTACGGTCAACAGGTGGCTATGTAATTAGCCCGCCTACCAAGATGCCCGACAACAAGTTGTATGAAGTCATTCGTAATGGTGAACCGGGTACTTGGCCCGAACTAACTGCCTACAGTCAAGAACACTCTCGAAAGCCATCGCTTAACGGAACAGGTGTTTCGGTGTCATCGGTTGCTGATCAGCCCCAATGGGTCACAGAAGCTTTGATGGGTACAGCTGAAGGCAATAGAAATGACGTTCTTGCAAGTCTCGCAGGGTTCTTCCATTCCAAGCGTCTGGGCGAGGATATAACAGTCCAGATCCTCACGGCTTATGCAGCTAACTGCACCCCACAACTATCGATGCAAGAACTGACTGCAACAGTGAGGTCTATCTACTCCCGATACCAGTTAGCCGGTGATGGTTATTCCAACGAGGAGCATGAAACGCCCATAATTGACTCGAGTATCGCTAACCGGAGAGTTATTCGATGGCCGGGGGCGTTAGATCTGATATGTGACTTATCAAGAATTTATGCTTCACGCGAAGGTGTTACTTGCTGGATTAAATTTGCAACATCCAAAGGTAAACTCTTTGGTCCGATACGGCTGAACCTGCTCTCGAGCAGTGCAAGAGACAGTCTGGTCAGAGTATTAAACCGTCGGGTAGAGAAGAACTGGACACTGATACTTGATCAGGTCGCCTCACTGTGTGTCGATTCGATGGACGAGCAGTCGACATCGTACGACATGCGGAAGTACCAACTGAGTGAATCTAGTACCAGCTGGTGCATCAAGCCGATGGCATCCAAGGGTGTCAGTAACATCATCTACGGAGCAGCCGGACAAGGTAAAAGCACCATGATCATAGCACTGATGCTGTCTTTAGCCTCAGGTAGACCACTTCTCCCCGGAATTGTAGTAGACGAGCCGGGTTCAACCCTTATGTTGGACTGGGAAGACACACCAGATGCCTTCTACAAAACGTGTTCAGCCTTACTGGCAGGTGCGGGGATGTCGTGGCAGGACGTAATCTGCGATGTCCGCTATCACAACTTCGCAGGCCCACTGCAAGATCAAGTGGATACGCTCCAGCGCGAGGTGTCTGAATACCAAATAGAACTGGTGGTAGTCGATAGCTTGGTCGCCTCGAGTGGTATGGATGCGAACGATGCTGAAGCAGCACGTATCTACCACCAGATCATCGGAGGTCTAGGCGAAAACATCACTGCTATAGGTGTCACTCATATCGCGAAGTCCGGTAAGGATTCCAACAGCTTCGGCAGTGTGTACTGGGATAACCTCTCCCGCAATAACTGGTTAGTCGCAAGGGAAGAAGAAGAGTTAGAAGAGAACAGCAGTGTGATCGCCCTGACTCATAAGAAATCTAACCGAACCTCGTTGATGAAGCCGATAGGTTACAAAGTCAAATACGAAACAGACGAGGATGACCAAGCCACGAAGATCTGGTACGAAGAGGCTGACTTAGCACTGTCGGAAACATTGTCTAAGAAGCTGTCTACCACCGATCAGATCCTTTCGCTCATTCGCGACATAGCTATGACTCCATCCGACATTTCGGAAGAGCTGAGCATGAAGCCAACAACAGTGAGACAAGCACTTCTTCGCGCCAAAGAGCGTGGATTAGTAACAGTTAACTCTGCTGGTCAGTACAGAAAGAAAAATGACGCTTCTGTGTGACAAGCCCTTAAGGGCTTGTATCACTAGCAGTAAATCGTGGCTTAGAGTGATAGATAGATATTGTTGTTGTGGTAGGATTATATTGCCGACAGGAAGTTGACGCTTCCACCTGTTGGACAGGGGCAGTGGCACGGACATGCTGCTGCCCCGCTAAAGAAGAAAGAAGAGAGATGTTTAGTCAACCTGATTATGAATCGATTCCTAACCCGTCCAGTGTGGAGACAGTCAAAAGGTATATCGAAGCCGGGATACCACCAGGTCAATTCCTAAAGGCTTTGTTTTCATACCACTTGTCTGCGCTGAAATACGCAGATCCGATCAACAAGCCGTTGCTTGAGTATTGGATTGACTGGATGCACTTTGAGATGCCTCGTGGAACAACCGGATCTGTAGAAATTGTTGAACAGCACATTCGGAAAGGAGGAATGAATGCCAATTAGCAGTAGCACCGCAATCAATCACATCAAGACATTGCGTGATCGTAAGAAACTTAGCACATCAGAAATCCAGAAAGAACTTGGACTGCGCGCACAAGAAACCGTGCGCCGGTGGTTGAGAGGCGAGAGTAATCCATCGCCAACGATGTGTACGAAGATCGAAGAACTCAGTGAAGCTCAAGGGATTATCAAAAATCCTGCAGCACCTAACCCGTTTGAATAATTAGAAAGAAGAGAGATATGGCAATTAGCCAAAAAGACCCAGAGAACTGGCCCCACAATGTTCATTTGTACGACCCCGAAGCTCGAGGCAAAACACTCAACCGTACAGTGTTTGATTGGGTAACAGTAACGGTTGCTCGAGTTTTTGCTGGAAATAGCTACGGTCTAAAGTTTGTTGAAGACAAACCTAGAGTAGATGAAGAGACTCAAGAAAGAACTGGTGGAGATATCTGGAATCTCTACGGAGCGTGGAACGATGCAACAGGGAGATCTGATGCATACGATGGTTACGAGTATGCAGAAGGTGAAGTAGTTGACGTACAACTACAGTTGTCAGAAACGAAACGAAACGATGGTGGCACTGGGCAAACTCGTACCGTTACCCGGAAGTCAAAAACTAAAGATGGTAAGCCCGGTGATTTGAACATTCGTATGAATAACGAATACGCCAGAACTGCCCCACCTCCAGCTGAAGCCCCACCAGCAGAGCAACCTGTTGAACAACAGCCACAAGAAGAACCTGTGGCAGCTGAAGGATACCTAACGGTCGATCAGAAAATTGCAAAGGCTCAGTGCCTAAACATCATCAAAGACTTTCATCTTGCAGGGAAGTCTGAAGATATTGGGTTATCCCCAGATGCTTCTAAAGAGATTGTAAGAAACGAGAGTATGAGGCTTGCACAAGGCAAAGCAGTAGATCTCTCGTACCTATCTCCGCTTGTTGCAGTAGCGATCGAGAATGGTGGGATTGTTCTCGAGATTACAGATTCCTCCACACCTGATTTTGAGGACGCACCTGAAGGTGAGAATGTGGAGAAGCTCGAATGGTAACCATCACTAACAACAAGGGATTCCCAGAGGCTCTCGTCAAGGCTGTCGAGAACGATTCCTACAGCAAAGGGAGGGCAGACCGGAGCGTTACCGGGCTGCTCGCCCCACCGAGGCAAGCTGCACTCAAAGACATACATGAAGCTGACCTCACCGAGGATGTGGCTGATCGAACCTTTGCTCTGTACGGTCAGCTTGTCCACCTACTACTAGAACGATCTGGTGAACAGGATCGCAATGCTCTGACCGAGGAACGAATGTTCACCGAGGTATTGGGATGGACTATCTCTGGACAGACAGACACCATCACGCTCACCGAAGATGAAGCATGGGTAGTATCCGACTACAAGTTCGTGACTGCTTACAAGTTCAAGCGAAACTACTCTGGTGAACTTGTCATGCCAACCGAGTACGAGCAGCAGTTAAACATGTACGCCCACTTGCTGCGAGAGAACGGATTCAAGGTAGACGGGCTAAAGATTGTCGCCATCTATCGTGACTGGTCGAAACTGGAAGCCAAGCGTGACAAGAACTACCCGCAGTTAGGCGCAGAGACACACGATGTAAAGTTGTGGTCTGAAGAAGATGCAAAGGCTTTCATGGAAGAGCGTGTCCGGTTACATCAGGATGCTATGACTGGCAACATGCACGGCAGCATTACTCAGGAAGACCTGCCTTACTGCGATGACGAGGAACGCTGGGCTAAAAAAGATTCGTGGGCTTTGAAGACAACGCCTAATAGCAAGAGAGCCAAAAAAGTTTTCTACGGTTCTAACTCTGAAGCTATTAACTGGGCTATGAATCCAGACAACAAAATCAAACGTGGGTTTGTAGTAGAACATCGTCCAGGCGCAAACATACGTTGCGAGAACTACTGCTTAGTTAGTGAATACTGCGAGCAATTCCAAGAATTACAGGGGTTCTAAATCGGACATTAGAAAACTGTCCTACTAACTTGGAATGTATTCCAAAAAGAAGAGAGGATTGGAATGTGAATAGTTTATTGAAATATGTAGATCATCTACAAAGAGAAAACGCTCTTGATCTAGCATTTTACCCCCTTACTACTCTCGAAAAAGCAATAGAAGCCAACCACGTTATTACCTGCAAAGAAAATGATGAGCCAGCAGGTTATTTGTGGTATGGCTCTGCTCGCAGTGGCTTTGATATTACGATTTACCAAGCCTGTGTTGATTATTCTGCAAGACGCAGACATCTAGGCTGGTCAATGGTTAAAGAGTTGATCGATATAGGGAAAACTGCTAACTCCCTGGGGTTACGGTTACGCTGCGCTTCTTCTTCGGAAGCTAACGAATTCTGGGAGTTGATTGGTTTCTACTGTACCCGAGTATCTGATGGGGGATTAAAAAGAAGTAGAAAAATTAATCACTGGAGAACTGATTTATCTCAACCTTTATTTACGTTACCTGCAGTAAAACCTTCTGTTAAAAACATCGATGAACGAGGTTACACAAATAAAGCTAAAACTATGCCAACTGGAGATAGATTTAGCAGAAATCATTACTAACAAGGAGAATCACATGAGATTTAACGGTAGCGATTATGACCACCAGAGAGACAGGCAAAGACTGAGCAATCAGTACCAGCGAGTGTTCTCTTTGATGCAAGACGGAGAGTGGCGGTCACTTAGAAACATCTCCGATAGCACTGGAGATCCAGAGTCCAGTGTCTCTGCTCAACTCAGGCACATGCGGAAGGAACGTTTCGGCAACCACACAGTTGAGAAGAAGCACGAAGGCGATGGACTATACCTATACAGAGTTCTTGTTGAAGAACAGCAACTGAGTTTCTAATGCCAAAAGCACTAAAGAATTGTCCTTATGGACACAAGATGACCAAAGACAACACGTATTGGCAGCAGAAACACAGCTCTACACACGCAGTTTGTCGCATATGTAAGCAGATTCAAGCTAACGAACGAAAGAAGTATAGGTTTACAAAGGCAGATCAGAAACGTATCTCACAAATGGAAGTCGTAACAGAGGACATCACAGGGATAACGAACTGCCCTAAGTGCGAAGGCATTTTGAGGTGGGGCGAAGATTCCAGGCTCGACGATGCAGTGTCTTGCGTCTACTGCGGTTGGCGGCCAAGCGCAAAGGTGATGATGGAACTATGAACGTGAAATGGCAACCGACACACCAGTGTCCACATGGCTGCAACAAGTTCTTCGGCAGCACCGTGGCACTCAACTGGCACTTAGAACAGCACAAGGAAACAACATGACTAGCACTGACGATAAGGCGATGGTTGACGAGATCATTGCAGCCAATGGTGGGGAGGACACCACGCACATCATCGAATACCAGAACCAGTTCGACGGGCGTACCGCTTGGAAGCTGTGCCGTAGTAAGGAGATGTACGCCTACGCAATGGAAACAGGAGCGTTCATCGAGCCGAAGTTGATCTGGACACAAGAGGAAACACCATGACTGAAGCAAATGCTCGCTACCTCCTAGACGAGAAACTAGGAAAGCTGATCTTGTGGCAATGGAAAGAACTAGGATACACAGAGAGTAAGCGAAGACCTTGTTTACATCTTCTATCTGGCGTGAAATGTACTGAAGATAAGTTCAAGGGCAAATGTATGCCGTTCTGTGCAGATCATACATCTGTCTGGAACAAGGACGGTAAAGTATCGGCAATCGTTACCCAGCCTTATGAAATAGATGAAGTTGACCTTGAAGATATTTACACCTTGTGCAAGAACCTTAGGGTGACGGTAAGAATATCTGCCTATTGGAATTGGCATAGTAAAGATGCAATATCAATAGTTTTTGAAAGAGACAAAGACCGTGACTGAAGTACGCATCACAGTCCCTGGCGTTGCTGCGCCTAAAAGCATCCGCATCATTATGAAGAACGGTCACCCAAGCATGGCGAACAACAAGAAAGTTCGAGCATGGATGGATGAGGTACGATGGGCAGCACATGGCTCTGAGTCTGCACCAGAGGGTGTTCCAGTAGGAATCATGGTAGATGTGTACCTTCCGTGGCAGAAGGCAACGCCTAAGAAGCTGGCTGCTACCACCGGAGCGCACGTACAGAAACCTGACAGTGACAACCTGCTTAAGCCCATCATGGATGCGCTCTCTGAAGCAGAGATTTGGCACGATGACAACCAGGTCGACAGGATCTTCCTGCAAAAGTGGAGATGTCCTCGTGGTGAGGAGCGAGTAGAGATTGTCGTTACTTGGGAAAGCTTGGAGTTTTAGCAATGAAACATATCGTAATGTTTAGTGGGGGTATCGCATCGTGGATGGCTGCTAAAAGAGTGGCTGAAGAACACGGAACCGAGGATCTAATTCTTCTGTTTGCTGATACAGGTATAGAAGATGAAGACCTGTACCGATTCCTAGAAGAAGCAGCTGCAAATGTTGGTGGAACCCTGATTCGCTTGAAAGAAGGCCGAACACCTTGGGAGGTATTCCGTGATGTTAAATACATGGGCAACTCTCGCGTAGATCCGTGTTCCCGAGTCCTTAAGCGCGACCTTATTCGCAAGATGGTTGAAGATAACTATTCTTCAGACGAGACAATTATTTACATGGGAATGGACTGGACTGAAGGACATCGCCTTACGCGAACAGCAGCAGCATGGGACCCGTGGGTAGTGAAGGCTCCAATGATGGAAAAGCCATTGATGATGAAGGAGCAGATGATGGAAGAATCGATCAAAGCTGGCATCGATCCACCACGACTCTACGACATGGGCTTTCCGCACAATAATTGCGGAGGATTCTGCGTGAAAGCGGGCCAGGCTCATTTCGCCCTGTTGCTTGAGCGTATGCCAGAACGATATGCAGAACATGAAGCTGAAGAAGCTAAGTTCCAAAAGTTCATAGGGAAGCCAGTAACAGTGATGCGAGACAGGTCAGGTAAAAAAACCACGCCGTTATCTATGAAAGAGTTTCGCGAACGCCAAGAGCTATCTCGAGTGGGGTCGTTTGACGATTTAGACTGGGGTGGTTGCGGGTGTTTTGTAGAGAGCTAACTATCTGTGCTAAACTCGTTCTAGAGTAATCGGCTCGCCGGTTCTCCTCTCTTCTAGACCTTGCCCTTGACTGATTCTCCAGGGCAGGGTCTTTTTTTTATTACAATAAATTATGCAATTCTTTCAAACGCCTCTATCAACCTTTCCTAAGTGCCAGGCACAACCGTGTATTTATCACGCTGTGAAAGGATCGATACTCTGCAAAAAGCATCAAGAGCTAGTCACCATTTCCGAGGAAGTTCGCGAAACACCAAAAATAGCGAATCGTTAGTTCTGCGTATTAAAAATTTTAAATAACCGCACTTGTGGTAAGTAAACAACTGTTTAGAAAACATTCTAGGGATTGTATTACTTCTAACACCGATCGCAAACGTAAATGCCGAACCACAGGAAGACTCCGTAAACAGAGATCAACATAACTATCGGCATCCACTCTTTCACACTAACTGTTCCTTAACCAAACGCCCCCCGCCAGCCGAAGCCGACAGGGGACGCAAGAGGGCGGTCGCTCTGAAACCAGAGAAGAACAGAACGACCAGCAAATAGCTAGACCTGGTTATTCCACCACACAATCTTCACGACACCCCACCGGACTGCCCTTACTGGTAAGCCTATAGCCCAACGTACCTTTCGGGCAAGCCAACCGACTGTTGATCTGACCGCCTTGTATATTTTGTTTAGCAACCGTCGCACCGTCTGGACCATAGGCAAGTCAGCAAAGTAATTGTCTTCCTCTCTGTGTGTAAGCCAACTAGCAACCAGCCCTATTTCATAGAGCAGCAGCATTGGTATGGCTACGAGTAGGGTCAGAGTTCCGTCAAGGGATGGAGTTATTAATGCAGCAAATATAAACGAAGTCGGGATAATCCACTTGCGTAGCGTACTGGCCCTTGCATAAGAGACAACTCTGAACCTAGCCAAGAGTTGCATCACGATAGGTAATTCAAACGACACACCTATCCAGAAGATTAGCGACAGCAACAGAGCCATGTACTGATCGAGCAGGATTACAGGGACAGCAACCCCTGCTCCAAACGTAAGCAAAAAACTTAGAGACACCGGCATCATCACGAAGAAAACAAATGATGCACCCAGGGCAAACATGCCAACAGACAATGCTGTGTATGTTGTTATAAATAACCAGAAGCGTCGTGGAACTAAGGGTCTGAGCATACTGAGTATGCCGACTATCAACACAGGCAGTGCTACAACCTGCCCACCTTTCATAGATAGACTTAGGGTAGCCCCGAACATATCGGGTACGCCTGTGAAGATAGGTAAGCCTCCCTCAAAAGGGGATAGCATTTCCTCTGCGGGGGCTAGCAGGAAAGCGAACACCTGTGGATGCCACCAAAAAGTAGCACCTGCCCCGATACTCCATGCCAAGATGCATAGGAATACAGTGTTCCGAAACCGCTGACCGAACTTATACCCCCGCTCGTAAGCGGAGAGAGTCAAAAGCTATGCGCCTTTGTCGGTCTTGTCTTTACTTTTCGTACCGTTCATCACACCGCTAATTGCTGTGTAACCAAGCACTGCTATTGCCAGCACTGCGATGCCGATGATGATTGGGTCATTTGGCATTTTTTTGCCCTCTTATTTCTTTTTGATGTTCCCTATGTTGAGAACACCTAGCTTGTTTATCTTACCGGAAACATTCCGGCGTACAGAAGTAATTGAACTATCAAAACTACCCATCATCCCTCTCGTGTTTATCAGGGTGAACACGGTTACGAAATATGATGCCCTCAAGGGTGTTATTTAACTCCAGCCTTGCTATTTTTACGGCTTGAACAACCGTGGCTGCGCCAACGATCGAGCCGATGAAGTATTTAAACATCCAACCTAGCGGGTGCATTAATCACGCTTCTTGCGACTAAGTAGTCCAGCGAACGCTCCACCGATCGTGTCTCTAATCGTTTGAGACAATGATCCCGCAGCTTCGAGCGCAGGTTCAATGACTGCACTTACGAGTTCCTGCTTGGCTTCTCTGCCTTGCTCCTTGAGTTCTTCAAGGGTTAGCGGAGGAGGTGGCGGTGCGCTTGGTCTTGTAGCGGTCTTGGGTCGTTTGCTCTTAGCAGTCGTAGCCTTGCGCTTGACCGCTGTTTTTTTCTTAGAGCTTTTCTTTGCAGCCACTTTCTTGGGCTTGGCAGTAGTCGCATCAACAGAGACAGCATCTTTTTGAACAACGCTATCTCCTTCGTCGACTGATTGATCTGGTTCGTTTGTCATGTTTACCCTCTTTGGTATTTAGTTTGACGTAGTTTACCACTTTACTTTATTAGCCCAATAAGCAGCAGACATTTTGCCCTTTGCAATGTTGCTACCATGTCGGGCCTTGAAAGACTTACGCCTGGCTTTTTCTTTGGCACTTGTTGGATTCTTGCCAGCACCAGACACACCTTGCTGACCAAAGCGGATCGTCTTTACCTTGCCACCAGACTTAGCCACAACAACGTGAGACTTCTTCGGGTGGTTCGGAGTGCGTTTAGGTTTGTTGTAACCTGACACCCCCGCACGTTTTAGCCTTGAATCAGCAGCCATTACTTCTTCCGACGAGACATGCCTTTTTTAGCTACTTTCTTTTTAGCAGCTGATGCACGTTTCATTCCGGCCTTTGTGTATGGGTATTTCTTACCTGCTACTTTTGGCATTTTTCTTTTCCTTTGCTCGTTCAGCGTTAGATGCTTCGTAAACCTGTTCTGTATTTAACCTAGAAATAATAATTGTTTCTAAGATTTTACCTACTTCTGGGTACTGCCTAATGAGTACCTGGACATCCGCTCCGGTTGGTTGCATGTTGTTCTCTGGTTGCATGTTGCCCTCTACGGCTTTTTATACTTAGCTTTGACTGCTGCAATCGCATCAGCCCATGTGGTCGTACCGTTGACGCTGTCATGGTACTGCATGTCTAACTGGTCGCCAATGCTGGGGTAAGCCTCAACACGGTACTGAGCGTAGTTAGGAGACTTGCCACCGTTGTCTTTGATGTTGGTTGCAATTTCTTGATTGCGGCTCGCTCTAGCCCACTCGTCAATCGTCTTGTCGTACTCAGCGGTCGTGAGGGCTATTGAATCCCCATCAACCATCTTGGTCAGGCTAGGATTTTCTGCCTTTATCTGTGTTTTCCATTGGGCTAGTGTTGCCATTATCCTACTCCGTACATATGAATTGTTCCTGCGTCGATGTTACCGCTTGAGAATTTGAAACTTATATTGTCGATAGCAGTGGTGTCGTTTATATAACCTGCGACATGTCTATCGTGAAAGAATTGATTCTGAGTAAGAACTTGAACCCTCGCCGTAAAGTGCTTCACATAGGTTGTACTAGATGGGTTGTACAGCGTTAACACTCCACCACCCGACTCGTCATTTTCGTTCCCAAAATACCTTGCAAGAATTTGGTAACTTGTACTTTGGGCAAGGTCAGTTTCATCGTCATAATGCAAGTTTGTAGTAATATCCCCTTCATTGTGATACGCAGCAAAATGCGTACTGGTTATAGCTGAGTCATTGTAGTCTGCACCATCTGTTGCGTTGACTTGGAAAGAAAAATCTACATTATCAGTTGCGGGATGTATGTTCACAAAGTGGAACTGGTACTCGTTGTACGTGGCATCAATGCCCGAAGTAAACGATAGGGTCGCTGACGATGACGCTGTTACTGAGGCGATGTATGTAAGTCCCATTAGCTAACTCCAAACATCTTGATAGTGCCTGCGTCGATGTTGCCGCTAGTAAACTTGAAACTGATCTCGTCGATGGCAGTCGTGTCGTTGATGTAGCCAGCAGCATATATGTTCTGCGTGAAATCATCAGGGTTTGCGCTATGGGTAGTTGCCATAAAATGTTTCACGTACGTTGTGCTTGATGGTGCGTATAACGTCAACACGCCACTACATTGTTGGTCGGAGTCGGCTCCTACGCTTGACGTTAGGAGTTGATAAGCCGAACCCTGCGCTTGGTCGATGTCGTAGTAACCAAGCGCACCGGATGTATCATTTTCCCTTTGGACACCCCTAAACGCTGTCGAAGTGATAAGTGAGTCGTTGAAGCCTGCGCCATCTGTTGCGTTGACTTGGAAATGGAAGGACACATTATCAGTCGCAGGGTGCATGTTTACAAAGTGAAACTCATACGAGTCGTAGGTCGAGTCGATGCCAGAAGTAATGTCGATGCTGGAATCAGCCGATGCAGTGTGTGTGGAGATTAGTGTTAGTGCCATTAGGAAGTCGCCACCCCGTACAGGTTGAATGTTCCGTTAAACGCCCCGCCACTATTTGCCTTGAATTGAATAGCGGTTATAGCTTCCGTTGTGTTGAAGTACCCTGCAACAAATGCCTCATACGCTCCTGCTTCTCCCACATAGTCACTAGCCACTTTTGACGTAAAATGCTTCACAAAAGTCGTTGATGAATGTCCGTAAAGCATCAGACTACCACTGCTGTTTGAGTCAGCATCACTACTGTTAGTAGCAGAAAGCTGCTGGTAATTTGTTCCCTGTGCTTGGTCTGCTCCACCAGCATAGGCGAGGCTTGATGAATCTGCTTCAGTGTGGTACGCCCTGAAAAAAGTAGTGGTCATGGGGACGTTGTACGAGTAGCTTGACGTTGTAGCTTGAACCATCAACTTATCGGTCGGGTCAAAATTGACAATATCGAACATCAGTACGTCGGTACTGCCCAGACTGGAGAACGTGACAGACGTTGCGCCACCTGCGTCTTGGCTAGAAATCAACGTGTGAGCGTCGCTTACAAGGCTGACGCTTTGGTTGTTGACCTTCTGACCGTCGGCAAACGTAATCGAATCTAGCTTAGAGATGTCGGCTACGGCTACGTTGTTGATCTTGGATATATCAGGCAAGCAAAACCTCAGTTGTGTTGAAGTTGACGTAGATAGAGTCGGCTGTCAAAGCAACACCAACCTTCTGCACTGTGTCACCACTACCTGATGGAGCAGTCGCAGTTATCTCACCCGCAGTTGTACCAATAAATAAGTCTGCGCCTGGTGTGAAGTTGTAAGTATCGTCACGCAATACACCAGCAACTAATATCTTGGTTGCTTCTCCGTCACCCTTTGCTTCTAACGCAACACCGATTGCTGGCATTGTTGAAGCAGCGTCCGCATCTGCTGGACCGACCTCTCCGTCACTACGGATATAAACAGAATTGAAAGCAGCAACCGACTCACCTGACGCTATCGAAATAACCACACCTGTTGCTGTGTGATCTGACGCTGGGGCTGTGTCTGAAAAATAAACCTGTCCAGCATCACCAGCAGTAAATCCAGCAGCAGTAATTGTTCCTGTCGTAGTGTCACTTGCATCGTTCTTTAGAAAGGCATCATCAACATTCAAAGTGTTGGTAGCTAAAGTTATATTTGTGCCAGCTACAAGGGCTGTCTTGGATATTGCTATTGCTGCACTAGCGTTTACATCTGCATCAACAATTACACCGGAAGCTATTGCCGTTGCGTTTCCACTAGAGGTGACATCCCCTGTCAGGTTGGCGTTTGTGGTTACGGTGGCAGCAGTACCTGTCAACGCACCAGCAAAGGTGGTAGTTGTAAGAGTTCCTGTAGACGGGTTGTAGTTCAGTGTTCCGTCAGACTCTAAGCCAATATTGCCTCCATCTAAATCACCACCTGATGTAAAGATAATAGCGTTGGCTTCGTCTGTATCTTCGTTGTCGGTAATCGTGACTGTTGTTGCCACTGATGCCGTTGTTGCTGTATCAGCAGCAATAGTTCCACTAACAGTTAGATCACCTGTAATAGCAACCGTGTTAGTTCCACCTGCTGTACTGATTGTAAGTACATCGGCTGACCCATCAGTAATACTTAGAGCATCAGCAAGCCCATTCACTAGAACAATGTCGTTAGTTCCGGTTGCACCAGTGAACGTAATATCGTCGCCATCTGCAAAGGTAATGCCACCGTTGGCTGTGATTAATCCACTGACCGTAAGTGCGGTTAGTGTTCCTAAACTTGTAATGTTGGTTTGCGCTGCTGTTGTTACTGTCGCTGCTGTACCACTTGCATTACCTGTGACATTACCTGTGACGTTACCTGTAAATGATGTACTTGTAAGGACTCCGGTACTAGGGTTATAGGTTAGCCCTGTATCTGTTTCTATACCTTGTGCGCTTGTAGCCCCATCTACAAAAGTAGGGAAAACAGTTTCGTCCGTGGAATTATTAGCAGTAGCAGTAACGGTGGTAGCAAGCGTCGCTGTGTCAGCGTTACCTGTTATATCGCCTGTTATATCGCCAACAAAAGCAGTAGACGTAATACTGGTCGCACCAGTTACTACACCAGCATCAATACTGATTGTTCCATCAAGGAGAATCGCAGAGCCAGCAGCAGGGGTAATGTTTATTGCAGCAGCTGAACCTATTGTTAGCGCACCAGCAGCAGTAGAAATACTCCCTGCATCTGTCAGGCTTATGTCACCTTCGAGGAACAAGTCCTGCCATGCTGCTGAAGCAGAACCTAAGTCGTATGAGTCATCACTTGCCGGAATGAGATGCCCTGTCGGACTCCATGTTATATCCCAAACAGGGTCAGTACCATCTGATGTAAGAACAGCACCTGCACCACCAACAGCCAGCCGTGAAAGCTGTGTCGTAGATGATGCGTAGACAATGTCGCCTCTAGCCTGGGAGTCCAGTACGTGACCGCCAACAGCCTCGAACTCTGTCTGAGTTAGCTCTGTCCCAACTGATTTGTGTTTAAATTCGTTTGCCATTAGCTTGTTTTTACCTCATTTAAGGTTAGCGACAATAAATATGATCGTTCCATTGCAGCACTGCTAATAAATCGCCTACCACGGTCAATCGGAACTAGGGTTCTATTTGTGATTCGCGCACGGTACTGTTGACCGTCTAAATCTGTGTATAGGATAAACGGTTGTTGGCGTAATGTATCGATATTGCCAAGAACGGTACTTAGCACTTGAGTGTCTCGAGACTGGCGTAACCGACGAGCTGTTAGCCGGGCATCAAGCACTTTTGCGTGGATATCCCACGTAAGAAAATCAACAGGGTTAAAGATCGAATGTACGATCATGTTCAACACTCTTGGCCCAGGATCTGTTCTGTTCGCAGTGGCAAGCTCAAGTTTAAAACGAATACGTTTGAAAGAAATAGGAGAAGACAAAGACGGTGTAAGGACTTGAGATCCAGAAGATGTAAGAGTCCCGATCGAAGTCCAGCCTGAGTCATCATCATAAGTGTCGTTATCTACTTTGTAAGACAAAGCGACAGTGCTATCAGAATCCACGTTGTTCGTTAAGAACGCAACTTTAGACAAGACCTTTTCTTGGTCTGGGAAATTAAAGTCCATAAAGGATGTGTACAACTGACCCTTTGTTCGGATCTGTTTACTTCCTACTAGGCTAGGATGCTCGTTTTCCACCGGCATAACCAAACGTGTAATGCGTGGCTCTTTGTTATCTGAATGCGATGTATCGTCATTAGTGGACGTACCAAATGCAAATGTACTGGAACGGTCAGTTGACCCGCTGGTGTCTTTGTACCGTCCAATCTGCTGGCACTCACCCATGTCCAAAGATGTAATCGTATGGGCAATTTGTTCTGACGGAGATTCAGGACTGTCTTTCTGAGTACGAACTGTTACAAGGTAAATCTTTTGCGTAATTCCCTGAGTAGGAAACGAAAAACCTTCTCCAGCCATATTGTAAGGAAATAACTGGGTAAACGGCTTCAGGTCATCTGAGACAGATACAAAAATATTGTTTACATCCTGTGCCAGAGCTGTGACCCTGCCACCAAACCCTATAAAGCTTGTGGCGCGAAGAAGATAGGAGATATCTTCCCATTGATTATCTGCAACAAGGAACGGGATAGACCAAAAAGCCCTATCACCAGATGTCGCGTAAATGCGTCCAGCTCTTGCTATGGCCCGTTTGAAGTTATTGCCTCCGCTAAACAAACCTGCTTCAGGTGAAACATCCCTAAACTGATTTGACCCACGGTCATAAACAAACATGCCATCTTCTTTACCAATGACCAACGTGTCGTTGGCAGCAAAGGCATTTGTTATGTTCCGGTCAGCTTTGCCTACATCGATCTCTGCTCCCCATACAGGAGAGCCGGTAGCTGGATCAGATATAAAAGCAACCTTGTTTGACCTGACTTTTGCAATGGCATAATCACCAGAAGCATTTCGCGCTCTAACAAAGAACTGCGCTTGGGCAACAGAAGCTGTCGAACTAATTACCTCAGTTACTGAAATAGTCGTACTGGCAGGATCTCCACCAACGGTTATGTAAAAATATTTGTAGTTATTACTGCCGTCTTTTACCGTGCTTCCAACAAGCATCTTACCGTCGAAGATCTCGATAGTACTTACCGCTCGATCGAAGAAATATCCACAGTCGAACGTGCCTCTCAACTCGTTCCAATACAGCAGCATTTGACCACAGATGGCATACATATAGCCTTCAAAATTAACAGGTGGCACAGGAAAGTCGACAGCACCTGCAGGAATAACGCAGATGTCATCGATATACCAGACATCGCTTGCAGTGCTAAATGTAAGGGTTATTGTGGTTGCAGCTGTAGCAGCCACCCCTGTCACCTCTATAAGAGCATAGTCAGGTGTGCTTGATGTAGCCTCTGTCGTTGCTGTGCCGGTTACGGACAGTGTGCATGTGCCAGACCCTGACACTCTCGTTGCATATGCAAGAACATGGACATTCTGGCCGTTCAATGCTGCAGCTGACTTAGATCCAAATGACTGGGCTAAAGTTCCACCATCTGCGCCGACAGTTACTTGTAATGCCTGGTCGCCGGAATGAGGCTTTGTGGTGCTAGTTGCAACAGTTACGTTTGTTGCTGTCCACTGGTCTGTCTCAGGGGATTCAAACCTGCCGTTTTTTATAAGAAAGTCTGATTCTTCTTGTGAGTACCCAAGTGTTACTTCACCGTTGAACATGGCAAGCACACCGTCCGAGTAGCCGTACCTTGCCGACTTACCAAACTCTCGATCTTCACCTTGACCAAATCCCCTGTGAAAAGAGGTGAGGTCGTAAGTCATTGCTGCCTTAGGATCTACCTGTTGGTAATTAGCATCGTCTGTCGGCTGCCTGGGGGGCAGAAAAGGAAGAGAACTAAGTTGGTAGCCCCCAGGGAGAGAAGGACTGTCCTTCCACAACGTCAGGTCTACGACATTAGAACTTTCATCAGTGTGCTGGAGTACAACGTCTGAATTCTGAGGCATAACTATATAGCCGTATTCCTTACCATCGCTATTGGAGGCATTGCGCCAACGCGCTCATTGACTCTGTTTCGGAAATGGTTAAACCTGTTTAAGGCTTCTTGCTGTTCTGTAGAGTCGATCGTATCGATCTCACCTTGGAACAATTCCATTGCTGCATAGTTGTACAACATTCTTCTTTGAGATTGGTTCAGCTCTACCGTGTTGGCTCCCGTTGTATCCAACTGCGTAAAATCAAGCATTCCCATTCCGCGAACAAGCAGGTTCCTGTCCTGAGATAGCCCTCCAAAAATTCTTATTGCCGAGCCTTCTTCGCGCCATCCGAATATCTTATTTATAGGAACTCGAGGTATCTCTGACTGACCGGCTGTAACAACAATTTCATCAGCATAAAAGACAAACGCAGTTCCGCTCGTAGCAGACACGCCTACCTTTATGCTCGAGCTAACACCGTCTGTAACAAGAGTATGTGTCAGTCTTTCCCATCCAAGACCTGAATGGGTAGATCCTAGGCTAACGCTGGAACTATCGAGCTGAATAGCAGCACTAACTCTTGAAGCTGTCCTGCTGTAAACCCAGATACCTACGTTTATCTCTTCTCCGACATAGTTCGTGCCGGAGGGAACCGTCATAAGCAGGGTTCCCACACTACTTGCTCCAACTGTGCATTTACCCGACTGGGTTCCTGCATGGACCATGAAGTTATCCGGGCCTGTTGTCTCTTCTTCAGCTGCAAGCGTGATATTCGACGTTGTCCAGTCTGTAGAAATTGTGCTGCTTTCAAAATCACAGTTCAAAGAACTAACAATATTGTTCCCGTAAGACTTCGCATCCATGCGAGGTTCTACTGAGATCTGTCTTACATACCCAGCCGGTATAGAAGTCGGTCTTGGGTATAACTGTTGAGACTGGGCTAGAGTCGTAGTCCTGTCGTTTACTTCTACATACAACGAAGGGAAAGCACTCTGCGCCCCAGACTGCAGAGTTTCCAAAAGCAAGTTAGGGTCGTACCTGTAGATCTCGAAGGTAGTCCCTGTACCGGAGTCCGCAGTGAGGTTAGTCCCGGTAACAGTGATAGTCCCGGAAGAACCGGTGAAGTCACTTATTCTGCGGATTGTATTGTCGTTGTTCCCACTAGTAATCCGAACATAGAAATCATTTAGACTGTCATCTACCGAAAATCCCCTGTCAGTAAGACCGGTAGAAACAATGCTTGTATTAGTGGTAACTGTCGTTGTCGTGCTGAACGAGCCTGTGTAAGCACCGAGCCTTCGTGCGTATTCCGGCAGAAGGCTGTCGACGGTTGATGTTGATGAAATAGTTGCTGGCATTAGACTAGAACCGCCATGTAGTGAATCTTGTCACCGTTAGTCGCAGCATCACAGTAGAACTCTGATAGATCTCCTGGTCTGCCTTCAATGAAGTCAACTGTTTCATTTCCTCCTGATGCTGGAAGCTCTATCCCTGCAACGGAAGCTGAAACAGTGGAGATACCAACATACGTGATGCCGGAATTGCCGGGAGGAGCCTGGAACCTTACACGCCTCACAGGAGTAGGTGTGGTCGTGACCTGGACTCGAGTTCCTGCAGAACTTACAGTTTTAGTTCCTGCTGTAACTGAAGCCAAGTTAACCTCCCATGGAATCTAACTGATCGATTGTGTAATAAATTTCTTTCATTTCTTGAAGACCACTAGCGTGAGTAAGCCTGGTATAAACCGTATACCCTTTTACCTGTCCGAAGACATCTTCATCTGGGACTAAAGTGAACTTAGGTTTCTTAGCGTAAACCCGCTTTATAGCGTTCTCACGCTTAAGAGCTTCAAAGTTAGTAGTTTCAAGTTGCTCTCGAGCCTGTTCGTAAGCACCTTTAGCACCCTCATCATCGGAATGCTTTCCGACAACATCCTGTGCCATCTGAGCAACAGACTCGGTGTCACCGTAGGCATAGCGATTGTCCGGCACAAGGACTTTTAAATCTTTGCCCGGAACATCCACTTGTACAAAAGTTTCATCTTGTTTTTTTACAAAATGATTTTTACTGTCAGCCATTAGATTGCATCCATTGAAGATGCTACTCCTGACGATGTTGTGCCGTATGCAACTTTCAACGAAGCACTTGTAGAAGTAGTTCTTATAAATTTAACAGCATTTACAACGTCCGACCCTTTTAGGGTAATACTTCCATCTGCTGCTATTAAAGTGCCTTCAGCTGTAGTTGGATCAGTTCCATCAAATCGGAACCGGACAGCTGCTGTATCGCATTGGATATGCGCTTCTGATGCTTCTGAAGGAACACTTGCAAGCGCAACAGCTGAAGCAGCTACAGCGAGCTTTTCATATCCTAATCTTGCCATATCAATTCTTTCTAGATATAACCCAAATACTTAGTAAGGGGAGAGGCCTTGTTTTTTTCAACCCCTCCCCTTTCCAAATATAACTATGGGTTAAGTTTCACCCGTAGTAGTGACCCATTTTGTTCCAGTCCACTGGAAATGCGCCATTTTGTTCTGCTCAATTAGACATAGAGCAGAGTCAGAGTTGTTTCCATCCCTGACTGTAATTGCCTCGGCTGCGTCTGCAACATTGTCAATAAACAATTCTGCAAAGCTGGTTGTTACGCCAGTTTCGGCAGTGTCTACGAACAATAGATCAACAGTCCTTGCCCCACCTGCTGGATCGTAGGTGAGAATTTTGTCTGTTGCTGCAGTGACAGTAATATCACCGGCTGCAAGATCGGCTTGCGTAGCGGACGAGGTGTATTGCCTAGTTCCTGCTGTCATTTTAATCCTCCCGATGCTTGACGCTAATGTGTTTATTAACGCCACGCTCGGTATCAAACCTTCTTCTGCATCCTTTTACAGTGCATCCGAAAGGCTTGGCTTTTCGTTTTTCTCTTGTCTCACGCATTTCCAACGTATTGGCTAAAGCCTGTAACCCCACCTCCCGATCGCTCTTACCGGTTGCAACCGTGGAACCGGCTTCCAATGTCTCAACCCCAAAGTTTGGAGGAGCCATGAGCCAGTTTTTTTCCACTGCGGTAGCGAGTCCGTGAGTCACACCCGGATACTTAAGAGTTTCCCATACCCCTTTTACTTGACGATAATAAATCGCCGTATCAGGAGTAACGTACTCCGGTAACGGAAGTTCTTCCAAATCGTGCCTCACTAAATATGCCTGGACTGTGTCGGGATGTCGGCGTATAACCTCGCCCCGCCAGTAGTCCTGCATTGATTTAGGAGGAGAAACAACTGGTTGTCCCATTACCTTCGTCCTCTCTTTCCTCGTTTGCGTTTTTTCCTACTGATTTTAGAAACAGGTTCAGCTGCGCTGCCTTTGCTGCTCTCGATTTCAGGAGGTGAAGTCCAGTCAAATAACCTACGTGTTGAATCTTCGGTTTTTACAAGAGTTCCATTTTTTAATTCAAAAACGGAATAAGGTTTATTTCGGTACATCTCTGCAGTATGACTCGGGACAACTAACGCTGAACCATCAGTCTGATCGTAAAGCGTTACCTTTTCTGCACCAGCTGGTACTTCGAGGTTTAATTCGGCAATGTTATTTCCAAGAAATCGTTTTACAGATCCTTGTTTTTTATCTAACCATTGCGAAGTGTCTTGAGTAACCACAGATAATTCCTAAACTGCGTCTGTCGCAGAGTATATTTCAACTCCCCAAACGTCGACAATCTCTGACTCACCCCAAGTTCCGACAGTTACTACTTCAGTACCTCGGAGAGATGCGTCACGTTCCTGCTCTGCATGGATTTCGTTTTCCATAGCAAGGGCAAGAGCTTCTCGAACGAAAACTCCACCCTTAGAGTCACCAGATCCATCACGAGTGATGTTTCCATCTTCATAGATCGGAACACCAAACACTGGGTCGTTACCTCGCCAGTATGAACTGATGATCTCTGCTGATGGTCCTTCAGGGACAGTTTGAGCTGGCATACCAGAACCACCTGCCTGAATACCTGCAACTTCTTGAGTCAACCTACGAATCTGTTCTGGGTGCAAGACCGCATTTGGCTTACTAGGAGCAGGGCCATAAGTTGAATCGTTGTCGGTTCGCAGGTAAGAAACTGCACCAGCAATAGTTACAAATGTTGCATTTGCTCCTGCGCCTGGTGTTGTGTTACTAAACCCATCTAAAAGAGTGAGAAGGTCACTGTCCAGCAATCGACCCACTGCACGACCGTGCATAGTTCCTACTGCTGAAAGGACATTCTCGTTGTTTTCGTGCTTAAGTCTGTCACTGACAAACGAAAGGATGCCGTGTTCTGAAGCCGTCAGGTTTACGACAGTTGCCGTTACCTGCTGTGGTACAGAAATATCAACACCTTCAGTTAAAGCAACCGCAGACTGCCTACCCCAGATCGGCACGTTAACTTGTTTCTCGCCTGAGTTTATGTCATAGCGAGATACAAGACTTGCCATAGGAGCAGAAGGCTCTACGTTGTCTATTGCTTCAGCGACAATGATTTTAGACATGTCTTCCAGACTCGAAGAGGCTGAAAGGGAAAGGCCTGTTGCCATTATCTTTTCTTTCTATAAAGTTGCCGAACCGCTTGTTTTTATTTGCTTCTTGGCTGCCCTGTATTGAGCAGGGGCAATTTGACCGTCAGCAAATAATTGTGCTGCTTCCGACAATGTACTAATTGTTTTAATACTTTTCTGTGGCGCACCTTGTGTTGATGGTGCAGGTGGTGGTACTGAAGCTGGCGCAAGGTTCGGCTGTGCAGAACTCTGCTGTACCGTCTGGGGAGCCTTACCGGCTAACCGTTCGATATTCTGCCTTGCAATTTCAATTGACTTCGTGACAGGCATATTCTGCTGCCACCCCTCCCAAATGCGAGGGTCTTCAATTGCAACTCCAAGGTTGTTTTCAGTTATAAGCTCTTGCCCTGCCGTAGCTAGCGCAGTGAGATAAGGACTCAAAGTTTCTTGAGCCTGTTGCGGTGCTGCCGTAGCAGTCCGTTGCTGTATCACCATTTCTGCAAGTTCATCTTGCCCAAGGTTCAGAAGTCTTTCACGCTCTACTGCTTCCGCTTGCTCTAGTAAGGGCTTCAGAGAAGCACTCAGCGAATCAAGTTTCGCATCCATAGCCTGTGTTGCAGCAGCAATCCGCTGCCCAGATTCCTGGGCCAGTCTTCCCTGCTCTCTACCCATAAAGTCCTGCATGTTTTGTTGCAAGTCTGTAAGGGTAGGTTCTGCGGGGATAACCGCTTCCTGCTGATCCGTTTGTACTTCTGCTACCGGTTCTGCCTGTTCCGTAGAACTTTCAGCAATAATCTGCGGTGCAGTTTCCTCTGGACTTTTCTGTTGTATGACTTCTTCTACCATGTCCGTAGACCTTTCCTATCCGTAGATAGTTGTTACTTTACACCAGTTTCCTGTTGAGGACTAAACTGGTTATAAATTTCCTCATCAAAAATTTGTTTACTTCTCCAGTAAAAACCGGAGCCTATATCTTCGTTAGCCGGGTGAGCCAAGGTTGTTGTGTAGGCAAACCTATATAAGAACCCGTCTAGTCCTTGATCGTTCTCGCGAAGGGCTTTTCTTGTTTTATCAACAAAACGTCTGATTGACTTGATAACTTCGCTTTTACCAAGGATTTCTTTCTGCTGGACTGTGCCGGAGTTCCACTGCTTATATTCCTCTTCAATTTCAGCAGTAGATTTCCCAAGGCTCAATGCAGTATTTTCAATTGCTGCTAGTTTTGGAGCCTCCCAGTAGAAACCGTATTTTTCTCGAGCTTGAATCAGTTCCTGCTCGATTGGATGCAAATCTTTACCGGCTCTCAAGTAATCCTGTACGTAGTTATATGCATTTGCACCGAACCGGTCTAACCAGGCACGTTCTGCGTCAGATTTACCGTCGAAATCGTGGTACTCAATACCGAACTCGGTGACTTTTTCAAACTCAGGGTTATACAACACCTCTTCAAGGAAAGTGCTAATCCAAACATCTTCCTGACGCTCAGTGCCTCCAACATTGTCTAACCTTTCCATAAAGGCGTGGACATCGGCATATTTGCCGTCAGCAGTCTTGTCGTAAAGTTCTTCGTATCGTGGAGAGTAATCAGTATTTATATCGTTCAGTTGCGCCCGGAAGTCCCCAGGGGTCTGACCTTCAAGTAACTCGAAGTTACGAAGAGCTTCCTGCTTCCGAGCATCTTTTGCCACGTTTATCTCGTCAAGTACGTCGTAGAACTCATCAACAGATGTTGTCTCTACTTGATTGAGTTCCCGCCTACGGTCGATAAGTTCATTGACTGTTGTAAAGTCTCTCAGGACACTGTCAGACACATCTGAACTTACACCTGCCTCAAGTTCAGCAAAAAGTTCTCTTTTCCGCTTCGGGTCAAGGCTTTCGTAATTAGTAAATCCTGCCTTGCTGAATTTTTCACTGACCGCTTGGTCACGTAACTGCCTTCTGCGTTCGTAAGGTGTTAGAGCGCGAGTGCGAAGTCCCGCAAACTCAGCTCCGACAGTTGCCCATCCAATCCGATAAGGATCACCAACGACCACATCTTGCATCCAGAACGGTAAAGCTTTTCTAGCCTGGGCAGTAGCAAGGCTTTTCGCGTTGTCATACGGCTGACCGAAATAATCCTCGTTTGTAATAGCATCCATCACTACAGACCCTGCAGGAGCAGAAAAGGCTCGACCTCTTAGAAGCCGGAACCATTCGTTGTCCTTGTACCCGCCATCCTCGTTAAAGTCCTTGTAGATTGCATCGACATCGTCCGGGCCTGCTATCGCACGGTATGCAGCCCTTGGCAGGGATACCATCTGGCTGCTTGGGCCAACCCAGTCATTGCCTATCTTTATCTGGAGATAGTGGGGTTCAGTAGGGTCAAGGTTTACATCCTGCCCTAACGCCTGTCCAACTGCCCATGTGTACGCCTGGAGTCCAAACCAAGCACCAATGACACCTTCTCGAGCAGCATTTCCACTTACGCCTCCTCGAGTCATACCGTCGCTCATTAGGGCGATCATTGACCGGGTCATACGAGGTGAGAAGAACATGAACGTCGTTTCGATCTGACGCTGGAACTTGGAAAGACCTGCTGCCTCTGAACTCAGAGTACCTGTCGACTTGTTTATAAAATCACCTATTCGCAAGATCTCATCAGCATCCGTTGTTGCGTCGAGATGTTTTGTCATAGCCTCGAATGACGAGATCTTGACTTCATCTATGAACGTAGACCACGCACCTTCAAACCTCTTTAGCGTTTGGTGAAGTCCAGTACCACGAAGCCAGTCAACTGGCTTACCAGGCTTTGTCATCCATTGTGTTACTGGTCCACCAGCATTCACAGCTTCATAGGCTTCAACTGTTGGTCTGCTTAGAGTCACTCCGGCAAGGTTCATCTTTCGTAAAGTATCTCTACGACTTGGAGCGTACAGTCTTGCCTGTACCTGGTCAGGTCGAACAAGCGAAATAAAACTATCTATCGTTGCATCAGCTAACGCTTTGTGTAGAGCTTTACCCTGTTGAACAAGGTTCGCATTGCCAGTTTTTAATCCTTTGAGAATATCTACTGAAGCTTTACCCATAACAACAGGGCCATAGATAGCAAGAAGACCTACGTCTATGCCGGTTCCCGCAAGTCGGAATATTCTGCTGATATCAGCTGCAGTCCGGGCGACTCTATTTGTAAGCATCTGGTGTTTTAGAAGACCAAAAAAACCTTGTTCACTTTCAAGGAGTACATCGAAATCTTTAGCAAATCTGGCAGCAGCTTTATCGTCTGTAAAAAGTAAGCTATCGAACAAACGCTGACGTTCTGATGGGGTAGTTTCATCCGTAACTCTTGTAACTTTTTTATCTTTTAGGAAATATCCAACTTCTTTTGTTTTCCGACCGCCGGTTTCGCCAAGACCAGCAATGCTTCTGAACTCTTTTGATGTTCCACTTGAGTCAAGGACGTTCTTTAGATCTTTTACAACCGTGACACCGTACTTCTCCGCAAGACCGTTGGAAGAATCGCTAAACAACTTGATCAAGCGTTCTTCTAGGGCAGCGTCTGCAATCTGCTTGTAGACCCCACTAGCGTAAACAGAAAGAGTGTCTTCAGGAGTGGCATATGCGACTCGTCCACTGTCAACCGCTGCAAGCAGTTCATCGGGATCGAGCAAAGTTCGTGCCTTGTTGTAATATTTGTCAAAAGCACCATCAGTTCCGCGTAAAGCACCGTTCGACTTACTCCAGACAAACCTTGACGCAAACGCACCGTCAGTCATCAACTGTGTTATACGTGCTGCGCCTCGTAGCATTATTTCTGCACCGTCGGCAGTTACGCCGATCGGAATACCAGACTCGTCCAGCAGTTTTGCAAACTCACCGTAAGCTTTAGCGCGCTGGATTAGGTAGTTACCCTGCCGGGTTATTTGACCGTTTTGAAAGAACGGACTATCTGCCTTTTTAAAGTTAGCTGCTATGTCATAAACAATTGTCGATGAGCCATTTGCTAACCGTACTTCTGCAACTTCAACTACTGCATTTATAAGATCTGACTCATGGAACCTTAAATTTTCAGATCCTTCAACAACAGTTCCGTACCGTTTTTTCAAAGCATTTTTGACAGCATTGCCAGTTTTGCCAGTTGGATCAAGTTTGTTTAGATCGATTATTGCATTTTCTATTGTTTCGCCAAACACCTGTTTTGCAGATCCTGTAACTGCCTGTATCTGGTTCACAACGACTGCAGCACGGTTCTGCAAGTTGGCATTGATCAGCGCGCTCTTTATGCGTTCGGTATTCAGATCTACTTCATCAAGTTTTGCAATCAACCGGGGCGTTATGGCGTTAATAACACCTGTGAACGGCATCTGAATTGCTTCAGGGAGCTTGTAGTACATTTCTCTGAATGCACCCTGAACACTAACGGTTTTAGGACTAACCCCTGAAGGAAGTTTTGAGCCTACTGATGACGGTATTATTTCACCAACTGCCCCTAATCCTATTTGTCCTATTTTGTACCCTAATTTTTGGGCAACATTCATATCATTGGGGTCAACTGCAACAGCTTCTTTACCAATAGTTATTGCGTCATTTTGCCCACTTCGCAAATTAGCTTCAGCAAGTTCGTTAAGTTCATCTGAAGTATCTATACGGCGTTGAGCATCAGTTGTACTGTCTGCATCGTCGAAGAACTTTGAACCCTGTGCTGTTCGATCGTCTGCTCTGTTACCGATTATTATCGGCTCTATGTAATCAAAAGCACCTGCTACCTGCGGAGTAGTGCGTTCTCCCATCTGTGCTTCTGCAACTTCTTTTATTTCTGCACCAGTTCGTATTTTTATCTTAGAAGCAGCTTCTGCTTCTTCTTCAAGCCTTTTTATAACATCGTCAATGGCATTCCATTGGCTTGTTAAAGCATCTTGCTTCTCGAATAACTCGGCTTTTTCTTTATTATTTGCATCTATTCGTTTCTGAATAGTGCTTCGTTCTCTAATGGCTGCATCATCTGTTCTCTTACGAAGTTCTTTCTTCCGATCAAATAATGTTTTACGTTCACTTGCTAGGATTTTTCTTTTATTTTCAATACCTGCCAACTCTTTGGTGATTGTTGCCTGGCCTGTTTTCTGTTCTGCAATTGCCGTTCTTCTGGCTGCTGCCCTTGCAGAACCTGCGAGTGATTCTTGCTGAAACTGTCTTTGCAAAACACCGATGTCAGTGTTGTCTATTATCTCTTTACCTGCATCCGCTTTTGCCTTTATTGCATCTAAAGTCAGTTCTTCAGCAGGGACTTCATTAGCAGCTCGCCAAGTTTCAAGGATTCTTACTTTTGCGCTAACTGCTGTTTTTGGAGAATTTATAAGGGCGCGAGGGAGGTTTACTGCTCCCTGTGCTGATAACTTCGCTACCTTGGTTACAGCCTTCGCGTCGTTTACCCAACCTGCGCCTGGAAGAAGGTTGAGCGGATCGAGGGCGATCTCCATCGTACCCTTGTAATATTTCGGAAGGTCTATGTCTTTGTAGGCACGGCGAGAAGCGCGAATATCGGCAGTAAAATTCCGAAAGAACCCGGTGTCATCCCAAGTTTCTCCTGTTTCTTCCTCGAAATACTGCTCCCTAAGTTCTTGGAACTGGTCAAGAGTTTCTTGAGGAATTCCAACATTACCCAGTATGTCCAGCCAAGGCACGGCCCAAGAAGAAAAAATTTCTGCTCCCTGTTGCATAGGTTGAGCGCGACGGGCTGCTTCTGTTCCTGCTGCAAAAAACTGCCTTATTCCTGCACCCTTGCCTTGTTCAACACGTTCTTCCATGACGTTACGAAACTGTTTGTCAAATTCTTGGTCACCAGGCAAAAGTCTTGCACCGACTCCAACAGCTGTGTTGTATGCCGGTTCTATTGCACCTAAAGCTGTTATTGCAGCATTTGCAATATTCGATCGGATACCGGGAGCAAATCCACCTTTGAAATTGAACGGTTCTTCGCGCTCATCTTCAGGACGTACATCAATGCCTTTTACTATTGCAGGAGGAGATGGGGTTGGTCCGGGTACATATTCTTGCCCAGGCTGAACCTGTGGTGGCTGCATCGTCCGAGCGTATTGCTGGACAAGGGCTTGTTCTGCCAGCTTTTGCTGTTCTTCCTGCTGTTCTTTTTGTACCCGTTGACGCGCTTGGGCTGCTCCAAGCATATTAGCTCGGCGTTGTAACCTCTCTCGTTCCAAACGTTGAAGAAACGATTGGTTTTGACTTTCAAAAGGATTTTGGGTAGAAAAAGGGTTGACCATTAGTACGTAAATCTATCGGATACGCTAGAAGTGGAAAAACCACCTCGCCTTGTTGCGCCTCCAAAAGGAGTTACTTCTCCGAGGTAATCTTCAAGTTCTTTACCGGCTATCGCTGCTTTTGCCTGTGTGCCACCTCTTGCAAACGGAGTTTCTTTTCTGTAACCCCCCAGAGTCTGTCTTGTTGTTGGAGGTTGAGGGGTAGGCATACGAGATTCTGCAATGTTTGCAGTCATTCCAGATGCTGTTATAGGCACACCTCTATTTGCTGAAATAGGTACGCTTCTACCTGTAGATATGGGTACGCCACCAGTCCCCCATTCTGTAGGATCTTGAAAAGGTTCCATTGGTGTTCCGGTAGCAGGAGTCATAGATTGAGGTAATGCCTGTTGCGCTCCCCAATTAACAGCGGGTGCTGCTCCTTGTGCTGCAAATTCCGGCTGTTGAAAGAAAGGCGACAGATAATTCTGAAGATTTTCCTGCCCAAAAACTTCTGAAAAACCACCGAGTGATTGCGGTGACATTTGCAACAGACTTGGCATCATTGCAAGCCTTTGTTCTTGGTATCGCTGCTGGGGCGTAAGACCGCCTCTTGCCTGAAGTCCAGCTAATGCTTGCATCTGTTCTGGAGTTAAGCCACCTCTTGCTTGCATACCTGCCAGCGCAAACTGGTCTTCTACGCCTAGCCCACCTCGAGCCTGTAATCCAGCAAGGTCAGATTGCTGCTGTGCTGAAAGCCCACCCCGCAGTATTTGGCTAATGTTGTTAATTCCAGCACCTGTCTGCAATGCTGCAAACGGGCTGTTAATACCTGAATACGCTTGTTGCTCTGCAAGATCTATTGCTTGCTGCGCTGTCCCGCCTGTTCCCGCAATTACACCGAACGGTGATCCTGCACCGAACCTTGAGCCGGTTTCCATAGCTTCTGCGCCACGTTGGGTGCTAAACGCCTGTAAAGCAGCTTGTGCTACAGGGGAAAGAACCTGTTGGGTTATTGCTTGACCATCCGGGCCTATGATTGTTTCGGTTGTGTAATACCTTTCAGGATCTTGATTGAAAATATTGAGCATTTCTTGGATGCTCGTATTAGTATTACCGCCCATACCAGCGTCATCTTGCGAAAGATCAAACGGTGTGAACTCACCAAGTTGTTCTAAGGCAAGACGGTCAGCTTCTCGTTGGGTTTGAAGAGCTTGTTGCAAGGTTTGTGAACGAGTATTAGCACCAATTGTAGAATCTCGCATTTCTCCGGTTAAAGGATCAATGTCTCGCTCTCCACCAAGTCCTTCTTCCCCGGCAAATCTTGCAGGGTCAGCGTTTCTCATTTCTTCTAGTTCAGCACGTTGTTTATCACGTTCTAGTTCTAGTTGCCTTCGTTCTTCTTGAATTCGCCTTAGCTCTTCTTGAACTTGCCTCTGCGCTTCGTCAGCACTTATTTGCTCTGCTTCTTCTCTTTTTTTAAGTTCTTCAGCTGCTAATCTCTCTGCTTCTTCTTGTTCAGCAAGTCGTTGCATATTTATCTGTTCTAGTTCCATTGCAGCAATGGCTTCTTTAACAGACTTAGACTCGTCCCCTATGACGTTTACACCGAACGGATCTGCTGGGGCTTGAAAACCTTGCTCTCCGGTAACAGTTTGGTTTTCAAACGGAGTAGCATCCAGATCGTAAAATGGAGTAATAGGTCTTTGTTGCCCGTATTCAGCACCTTGAGCAACGTCAATTCCACGTAGCTTTCCTGTCCTACCTCGACTAGCAGCGACATCTTCTGGAGATGAGTCCTCTAACCGCCAATCATTCCAATTGGGATCATTCTTATTGTCAAGGATTTTATAAGGCTTTTTTTTGCTCCCAACACCTACCATATTGCTTGCAGCCTGGTACGGAATTCCATATTCCATCAACTGGTTTATAGCATCACCCTCTGCCTTATCGACCCCCTTCCCCTTACTGACAACGATATTAATTTTTTTATCACTTTTTTCCCAAACCGAATCATCATCCGGGTCGTAGGGAAGTCCTAGTATCGGAGCGTACCGTACCGGTACATCTAAGATCATCCGGTTGTCATCACCTATTCCAAATAGTCCCATTTAAATACCTCCGAAAGGAGTCTGCGGAGTCTGACCGTAGATCGTTTTCTTAGTTCGCTTTTTAGGCTGCTTTACCTGCGGGATCTCACTTAGATCTTTAAAGCTTGCGTCAATTCGTTTCAACATCCGACTCGCAGTATCGTCAAATTTTGTAAATGCTAATTCCATCGGATGAGTTGGTTTTGCCATTACTAACCTCTTGCTCCCGGAGATATATCTGCTCCAGGAACCCTTACGTTGCCTGAACGTGGGCCTGATATTGAAGCAGCTGTTTGTCTCATTTCATCAATTGACCCAGGCATTACCGGTCTAGTTGTAGACGGTATTCCTGTTCCGGGTGCTTGGGGTCTAATTCCAGCCTGGTTGCCCTGCTGGAAGTTTCCTGCATTAGGCAATTGCTGCGCTCCCTGGGTGTTCAAAATATTCTGAGCAGTCTCTTCTGGTGACGGAAGTTGCTGTCCACCCTGTTGCTGTGCCACTTCGAGAATATTCTGTATCGTTGGTATTCGCGCTGCAGCAGCTGCTTGAAGTTGTTCTTGTATACCCGGTGAGTTGATGAACTGTTCTTCGAGGATCTTCGAGCGAACTTCGAGCGGGTTGCTTACGCCACCTTTTCTGAGAGCAGTGTCGAGATCAACATATCCTGCCCTCCAGAGGTTCGACCAGAGGTTGAGTCTTCGTTCTTGTTCTTCCGGGCTAACAGAATTAATACGAACAATGTTGACGTAATGCCCTTTGATATCAGAAGGCTTGATAATTGCATCGAGAACACCCGCTTCTGTCTTTCCGAACACGGATACCCTGTCATCGATTACGTGTTCAACAATTCTGAGGATAAGCTCTCCTTTTTCTTGAAGACCTCTTTCCATTGCTGATTTTACGGCTCCGAAGTTGAGAGATGCAATACCTGCAAGAACTGCTGTGTGATAACCGGAGGCTGCACCACTAGGACGTTGCCCTCTGGCAACAGCCGGTACTGTGTTTGCTTCGATCGCTTCATCAAGGAATTGTTTTGCAATACCAATTTCAGAAGGAGGGCTAGGAACATCTGATACTCCAACTTGGACTTGTGGAGGCTTTACGTTCTTTGCGCCTGGGCTGTCATCCCACATTGCCTGGACTTCTTCGGTAATGCCGGGAGGACCAGTAAATTCAAGTGTGGGCCATGCAGCTTTACTTACGATATCGATGTAATGAGATGCCAGTTGGCTTTGCGCCCGGAGCATGTCAAGCGATCCGTTCAATAGACCCATGTACAGGTTTTCCGGTTCGGAGTTACCTGTGTCGAGTCCCATCTGGGGCCAATACATAATCCATGGAAGTCTGCCGTATCCGTGCCGTCGTGGCTCAAGTACCCATTGGTCATCTGCAATATATGCAACTTGGGAGTGCGTCCAGACTTCTTGGAACGTTACGTATCCCTTTTTCTGGTTGCCCCATTCAGGAAAGTGAGCCTGTACCCATTCGGCATCAACTTCGTACTCATGTATAACCCATCTTGGAAGGGTTCCGTTATTCATGTCCCAAATAAGATTTTGTGGATTAACGGCAACAGATTTTATGGGCCATGAGATCGAGCGTTTTTCTATAACTTCCCTGACGTTGTCTCTGTATTCGTTGGTAGTATCTTCGCCATGGGGGGGTGGTTCTGGAAAGTCACTCCACTCGTTCGCGATAAATTCGACCTTCTCCCATGCAATTCCATAAAGCCCTGCGTGTTTAGTTAGTTCTCGATAAACAGGACTTCTGTGTTCGACCATGTGATGTGCGCCAGTTAGGAATTTCTCCATTGTCTCAGCGCGAGCTTGACCTCTTGGTCCGGGAGGTGGAACAGATATGTCTAAGAACTGGGGGGTAACGTGAGATACGAGAGTGTTGATAACAGACTGGGCTGTCCCGAGCCGTATCATTGTTCCGCTATCAGGAACACTGAACTCAAAGTCGTTTAGAAAGAACTCGTCGAGTTGTTCGCACTGGGATCGAAATTTCCGAAACAGGTCATTTGTTGCCTGAGTCTTTTCCGTAATCCAATGTTTAGTTAGTTCAGGTTCATCGACAGGATTTGCAGCTTCCATGTCGATCACAGCGGTGGGGTCTATTGCAAAATCTAAGACCATCTTGTTCCTAACATATCGTTATCTTGAGTCTGATGTAACCAGATCAGCTTCTTCCAGATATTTCAGACGATCTTTGCTTCTTTGCTGTCGCAGCCTGGTAAGAAACTGAGTCGGTCTTTTTACAGGTCGAGGTCGTATCGGATCTATACGATGTATCGGACGAAGATAATCATACTCGCCTTTATCGTAACCCGGCGGGTCACATGCCATCAAGGCTAGTAGTTCAGCATCTACCCAGTCATCGTGCTGTCCAGTCTCGTTGTAAAACAAGTATGAACCATTACCGGACGGGCGAATACTAATATCTTCTAATTGCTTCTTGAGAGTTGACCAACTGGCTGGGAAATATACCGTTTCGTTTTCAAGCGCAATGTAATAGTTCTGGAAGAGTTGATATTTGCTTTGTGCGCTGAATTTGAAGGGATTTACGGGTAAACCGGCGTTCAGGAGGTGGTCAAATACGACATCACCAAGTCCTGTGGAGTCAACGCGAATGTCTCCAACCTTCCATCGATCGATTTCAGCTGCAATTGTGTCAATCTGGCTTACCCAGTCACTGCCAGAGATCTCGATTGCGTGTAAAGACTCTCTTGTCCTTGCGTCTTTAATTATAAATACCGTGTAGTCCTGCTTTTTACCGAGGTCAAGTCCTGCAACGTACCTTCGACTCTCATCAGGGTAGAGCATTTCTTGACTTTTACCTGCAAGTTCTATCTTGCTTGGTCGGAAAAACCCGCCACCACCGTCTGGTTGCTTGGCGAGGTACATGCGTTCCCATACGGGTTCCGGCATGGTGGACTTTTCATCGTGAATTGCTTGTTTTTGCTTTTCTGAGAGGAAAACATTGTCGAAACTAGTAGCGTGAAACGCTTTGTAGTCTTCTGTGGGATTTTCTTGCGACCATTTGAAGAGTTTTGAGAACCAGTGGTTTCTTTGGAAGGGCGGTATCCCCTCGATGCATCCCCTGCCTAGTCTTCCAGAAGAGTTCAACATTGGTCGAAGCTTGTTCCATGCAGCTTCCTTGATGTCTTGAGCCTCGGTTATCCAGATAAAGTCAGGGCCTGCAGTCTGTAGAGATTCAGGATCGTCAGCTGATTTTATTTCCATGTAGACATTTCGTCTTGCAAGTCCGGGCGACTTGAGATTCAGCCATACGGATCTCTCGTCTTCTTTCCAGCCGTCACCTCTGCCACCACCCTGGGTTTTCTTTCTTCTTACCACCATTGACTCGGGTATGAACTGCTTCAGCTCGTTCCAGGCTTGTCTGCTCTGAGCAAAGTTTGGAGCAACAACCCAGATATGAATAGACGGCTCTAGGGTATGGGTGAGATCATGCCCTTCTTTGAGTCCAGAAGCTTTCGCCATAGCTTTGTCTGCAAGAAATGGGCTTTTAGAAGCGAGTGTTATTGCTCGCATAAGTTCTGTGAGTACAGCTCTGCCCTTACCAGCGCGTCTTCCAGCCCATACAACTTTGATACGAGCAGATGAGTTATGGAATTTTTTTTGCCAAGGGGATGGCGTGTACTGGTAAGCCATTTATCTTCCGTTTAGGGTAGCTTCTAACTCGTACAAACTGGACTCTTCTGAAATATCGATCGTTGATTGAGTGGTTTTTGATTTATTGACAACAAGTGGCTCGATCTCGAGAAGACCAGTTCTTTCGATCAGTTTATTTTCTGCTGCTGATACTTTGCCAGTCTCTGCTTTGATGAACGAAGTAATACCTGACTCAAGCATGTACACCTGCTGCAACACAGACCACCTAACCTGGAACTTCATGGACATGTTGCCTGAGACAGTAAGTTTCTCGACAAGGCGATACTCATAGTTGTTATCAACAAACTCAGTTACAGCTGCTTGGAAAGTTTTATTGCGCTTGACCAAACTGGTTGTCGAACTGAGATCCCACTCAAAGTCTTCACACATCGACTCTAAAGCATCAGCACCAACACCGTACGAAGGAAGAGAGACAAATATCCTCCGCAACTTTCGCGACCAGGAGGGCCATTCTGGGTAGCCCTCAAGAACAAGATCCCGAAACTTCTCTGCTGGACTACGAGCTTTCGCACCACGTAAATTTTTTGGCATAGAAAACAATATACATCAAAAAGGAGGAAAACATTTTTAAGAAAGGTGGTTAAGCATTACAAGCTTTATGGCTTGTAGTGCCTAGTTAAGCTTAACTAAGCTAGCTACGCACACACGCGAGGCAAACAGCAAACCACCAGCGTGACAAATGGCGTGACAAGCCGTGACAAGGCGTGACATCCATCTCAAAAAGATGTCACACCAGGCTTAAATCTGTCACAGCAACTAGCAACCAAACACTTACTAAGTGACACAGCGTGACAGGCTCCGTGACAGTGTCACCCACTATGCAAAACTCAGCACTCGAAGGGGGTACATCTATATATGATTACTCGGCGAAGTGTATCGGCGGGCTTCCTTAACTCGCGCAATCGGCTAGCTAAGCACAACGGCAAATTTAGCGTGATAGTTAGCCTAGCTCTACCCGGTTAACAGTGGTGCACTAGCGACGGT